TATCTCTTCTAAACTTAAGTCACCAGCTAATTGTGATTCAACTGTACCTTTATCAAATGTTTCAAATTCAGCTAAACCTCTTAGGTTTGTAATTCTAGATTCTAAACCACCAGCATCCCTAAACAATTCTTCTTGTCTTCTAATGTCTGCTTCGAGTTGATTAGCGATAGCATTGATAGAAGCTCTTACATCAGCCGATGATCTTGTTAAAGAAAATATATTAACAATATTTCTAGCTGCATCTACATCTCTTTGTGTTAATCTATCCTGATCTTTAAATGTATTTGCTAGTGCATAAGTCAGTGTAACTTCTTGTACAGCAAGTTTTTCTTGTTCTTCTCTTGTAAGTCCAGATAAAATTCCTCTATTTTTTAATTTATCTTTAGCTTCTTTTAACAATTTACCTTTACTTATTTTTTCTTTAGCTTCTTTTTTTGCTTCATCACTTAAATCTGACCTGTCAATTGCTTTGAATTCATCTTCTTGTAATTTATTCATTTTATCTTCTAAAGCTCCTAGAGTCATTTGTGAAATATCGTTATCTAAAACTTTTAAACCTACTAGTTCCTTAGCCACTCCACTAAATCTTCTCATAAATGAATCAACACTAAGTGCAGCACCGGCTTTAACTTTTTCGCCAGAAGTATCCATTTGATTTAAAGTTTTTAAGACATCTCTTGTTACTGAAAGTGCATTGTATCTGTTACCTAAGATATCTGAAATTTCAAATAATCTGTTATTAATTTTTTCTTGTTTTTGAAAGTTTTCATAAGATCCTAAAACATTTCCTTGAGAATCTTTTATTGCTCCAGACTGTGCAATAGGTATTAACTGTTCTTTACCATCAGAACCAAGTCCTCCAGGTAAATAAGCTGTACCACCTTTACTCATATAACCATTATAATTTCTTAATTTACCATCCGCTCCTCTAAATTGAATAACACCTGGAGTTACATCAGGTCTTTCAACTACAGAGGCTTCCATTTTCGCTATGGCAGCATCATTTAAAAACTTCATATGATCTAAGGCTGCGTTTAATGATGCTTCTCTATTATTAGCTCTAAGCTCACCTTCTTTTAATTTTATTGTTGCGTAATTATTTACAGCAGGTCCTATTGCTTGACCAAACACTTCCATAGCTCCAGCAATACCAGATCTTCTTGTTGTACCTGTTAATAATCCTGATGCAAGATTAGCTAAAAATACTAAACCTGCTTGCGAACCCTCGTTCTTAAATACTTCTTCTTGATATTTTTTTGCAAGTGCAATTGTTTTATTAAAATCAACATCATCTGATGGGCCACCTAAAATAATTTCATTGTTACCTTGAGTTGTGTTTTGGTTTTCAATATTTTTCTTTTCATCTTTAGACATGTCTTTATCAACAACTTCCGTAGTAGATTTTGTTGGTAAAGTATCTGTGCTTCCTGGAGGTCCTGGAGGCATTCCTGTACTGTCGATTTTTACAGCATTTTCTTGAACTGCATCTAGATCTGCTATATCATCTGAATTAGCTACGTTGTCCTGTAGCAGTGGATCGCCTTCAGCTTTTAATGTTTTTGAATTTGATTTTCCTGGCAAACTTACTCTTCCAGAACCTGGTCGTCCTTCTATAATTTCTTTACTCTTAACAACTTTTTCTTCAATAGGTTTTGGTTTAAATTTACCAAATAAATCTGCATCTGATACACCTTCTCCCATATAACTAAATGCTTTGTTTCTATTTTCTATTTCGAAAGCTTTTCTCTCTTCAGGTGACATTGCGTTAATTTTTTTTCTTAGTTCTACACCTGCGTCAACTCTATTTTTTAATCCATATATTCCTGCTAAACCAATTGTACTTGGAAGAAAACCTATACCTGCTAAAGCAGGTAATGCTCTTGTAGCTGCATAACCTCCCCCTAATCCAAATGCTGTTCTTCCAACAGGGTCTTCTATACCTAAACCTTGTGCAACCTTATCACCTGCATAATAACCAAGCACTCCAGGTATCTGAACTCCTCCCTTAACTAAATTTTTTGCACCTCTCACAGGTCCACTTACAGACATTCTTTCCATAAATGTAGGTGGTTTTCTTAAAGCAGGGACTGGTGCTCCGGTGTACGGTTGCCCAACCATAATACCTGTGTTTGCATTAATAGTTTTAAGCACACCTCTTCTAAGTGCCTCTTTCCTAAACATGGGTCTGTTTAAAACTTTGTTAATCGACATAAAAGCTCCTATGCCTGTTTATTTTGGTTATAGCCTTGGAAAGCTGAGAATGCTCCTATACCAGTACCAACAGCTTGTGCTAGTGGACTAGTTGATGGTGCTGTGCCCATCGTGATACCTGATTGTGATTTAGGACCTTGTGCATACAAGTTAGCTAAGAACTCAGCTCTTTGATATGGTTCGTATTGTTGTTGTAATGTTGATTGTCTTTGTGCATCAAGTGCTGATTGAGCAAGTTGTCTTTGAAGACCACCTGCAGCCATTAATTGATTTATATCTGACTGTGCCATTTGTTGTTGGCCTAATCCTAATTGACCTAAAAGTTGACCACTTTGTAATCCAACTCTTTGTTGATTCTGTGCTGCTGATAAAGCAGTATTAAAACCTTGTGCTTGTGCTTGACCCATAGCAGACAATGCTCTTCCTTGTAGCTCTGCTTGTTGTACACCTTCTCTACCACCACCAAAAGCTCCTGCACCTATCGCTTTAGATCCTAATTGATTTTGCATTATTTGTCCTTGTCTTGCAATTTCATCAGTCACATAAGATTGATATGGATTTAAATATTGACCTATTTGTTGAGCTCCAATCGGAGCTGCTGCACCTGTTACTTGGTTAATACCTTGTTGAACAGTTCCAGAACCTATTCCAGATTGAATATTTTGTATACCTTGTTGTTCCAAAGCACCTAAGCCTGCTACTTGATAGTCAGGTAAATTAATAGGTTTTTGTGCGACTTGTCTCGCAATGTCCATCAACTCTATCTTACGTTCTTCTATACCTGGTGCTTCTCTTACGTAATTAGTAGTTGTTGATGGTGGAGCTGATCCACCTCCGCCTCCTCCGAAAAAACTCATATTATATCCATTTCTCTAGTTGTACGTGTTTCTTTTGCCATCCCCATTTTTTGGAAACTTTCTCCCATCCAGGTCTAGCCATTATACTCATTCTTTTACATTTATTTATTTTTGCAAAATCAGTTACTGCTGTAATTAAATTATCTTCCCATAGTTCTCTTCTCTTACCTGTGCATATTACAATTTCATATTGATTATAATTTGGCATTATACCAATTCTACCAACACAAATACCAAAAACTTTATTTTCTTCTGACTCATCAGAACCAAACATAATCCAACATTGCATCATGTCTTTTTTTAATTCTTCCATTACCCAAGCTGAATCAGCATATTTACCTGAAAACGCTAAGGCTTCTGAAACCATAAACTCAGCTAATGGCCAAAATCTTTCTATATCCTTAGGCTCTAAGGGTAGAATACTAACTAAAGGTTTAATTTGTTTTTTGTTTGCTGTTGCCATTTCCATCCTGTAATAAATCAAATACACGCTTGTATCTTTTTTGTTGTTCATAGAAATATTGGGCACCTTTTTCTCGCATGTCTTTCATGCTATTTGGATTAGCTCCAGCTATGATTCCAGCACCTAATACTCCATCTGCTCTTGTTACAAACTCACCGTCTGCTAATTGAGCTAACATTGTATCCTCGTCTTTGTTTCCTACGCCTGCTCCGTCTTCTACATAACCCGATGCTCTAACATAATTGTTTGCATCGTTTTCATCATGAGAAACTTTTGATGGAAGGTAATTGATACCACCTTCATTAAATTTTTTAATTTCAGCTAAACCACCTGTTCTTAAACCTTGTTTAACTAATGAGTATGGACCCATTCGTGGATCATCTTTACCTGCTTCTTCAGGTGCATAAACTTTTTCATAAGCTTTTTCTTCACCTGTCGTTGGATCGATGTAAGTGTATCCAGGTCTCTGATCTCTCATATTTAAATAATTCATATTGTAACCAGGCATATAAATATCTGTAGGTTGGTGATCAAAAGCACCTAGACCGTAAGTTGTTGCAGCAATCGCTGCTGAAGTTTTAAATGGATCAAATTGACCAGTCTCTTTATTTCTCAAAATATCTAAAATACTTCCGCCTTGGTTTTGATTTGTAACTTGTTGGGCTGCATTTAGATTTGGATTTCTCATACTTGGAGGAAGTCCACTTTGATCTACCATTCCACTAACTGAACTTTGTGGGTTGTAAGCTCCAGGCATATTAGCTAAGAAAGCTGGTTGACTTGCAGTAAATGCTTTTGTTGCCGCTGATCCTGGAAACATACTCATGCCTGTTGAACCTAAAGTATAACCTGTGTAAGCTCCAGTAATACCACCAAGTATTCTTCCAAGTCCTGATGCACCTGAATCTTTTGCTCCTTTGTATCCTTTGTAACCACCATAAGCTGCAAGTGCGTAGGGTAAAAACTGTAGCATTTATTAAATTCTCCTTTTAAGATCTTAAGTATGAAATAATACCATTTTACTTAGCGAGTTTCAACTCATCGAGAAAACAACCTTCATATTGGTGTTCTCCCACATGTATAATAGGGTCATTAACATAGACGTAGCATTTACCACCAATGTCTTTCCATAGCTTACAGAATGAGAAATCTTCACCTAAGTAAGTCTTAGTTTCAGGGTCATGTATACAATCAAAAAAGTTCCATAGATTAGGTCTATCTACATACTCACCATTAATTACAGTCTTTTGTACTATATTTTTATCTGGATATTTTTCTATCATCTTGTCAAACACGCTTCTTTTAATCATCATACATCCTGTAGGACTATGTGTAACTTCCATGACACCATTATCTAGTTTTATATTCTCAGGGTTCTCTACTTTCATAGGGTATGTATTTAACCATCTGTGTATGTCTCCAGGGTTTTTAACTTCACCATCATTCCATTTTTTATAAAGCTTGTCCCACATCATTGTTTTAAGAGGATAAGGAATAGAGATTAATTCTTTATCCAGGTCTAACATTTTTATAATAGACTCTGCTCTAAAATATATATCAGAATCTACAAATAACATGTGTGTACAACTAGATTCTAAAAAAGCTGAAGTACATAAGTTTCTTCCTTGTGTTACCAAAGATGATTTTAATAAAGTAAATGTAATTTTGATTCCTTTTTTAATACAAAGTTGTTGTAATTCTAAAAGAGCTTGTGTGTAATGCATAGTCACATCACTATGACAAGGCGTACAAATCATTATACTATATTTTGATTTAACTACTTTCTTTGTTTCTTTTTGTCCGGTGTCCGGTTTCCACATAGGAAGAGTGGCTTTCTCGTATGGGGTTATCTCAACTTCTTTAAGTGTTTGGTAAGTATCCTCATTTACTGTTTCTTTCATTCAAAGCTCCTTTCAGAAAGTTTGTCCACTCAATACCTCTTTTTTGCCAATTATAAAATCTTTTATAAAACTTTTGTTGCTCCTCCAGGTGGTCTTGTATGAAACCTTCGTGCAAATAATCAGCAGCTATATTAATTGCTCCTGCAGTATCTTGTGCCATTTGTTCATAATTTGTTGAGTAATTAATGTATACAGGCCACTCTGCACATGTTTCATATAAAGCTCCAAAGTTATTGGTAATGACATGTACACCAGAAGCTAATGCTTCAAGTGCTGATGCACATGATGTTTCTTCAAATATAGATGGATATACAAACATATCATAGCTAGGCATTACTTCTCTAATATATTCATTTGGTTTATAACCAATGTAGTTTACATTGGGTAATTTTCTAGCTTGTTCATATAGTGCTTCAAAATCTTTTTCAGTGTTCTTTTCAAATTCAGAGCCATAAACTTTACATGAACTATAAACATCTAATTTTATATTAGGGTTTTCAATTTCTTGCATAGCACGTAATAAAACATTTAAACCTCTCCAAGGTGTACAATGATGTATTAATTTTATAGGACTTCCTCGTTTGTATTTCTTCCTTATTGGAAAAGTATCTATACCATTTTTTATTACTACAGATCTTTCAGTCGGTATATCAAAAGCATATCTAAATTTTTCATAGTTCCAATGACTATTAAATACATACCAATCATACTCTTTGTGTCTTTCTTTATCTTTAAAAAATTTTTGTAGGTTAGGTTGATCCCAAGAATTTTTTTGCCAAAGAATGTTAAGTTTATCTGGGTCTAATGGAACTTTTCCCGGTATTGATGTGCAAATTTGTACTTGATCTAGTAATTCTTTAGAAACATGCTTATGGAGCATCTCCATTTGGATTTCTGTTGCTCCGCGAGGTTGCATTATTTTTTGGTGGCAGCCCCCATAGAAACTTTAGTAACCTTAATTTCAAGGTCTTGTCTAAAGTCATCCACAGTAGTGTCAGTATTGGGGTCAGCAACATCAGCATCAAAATCATCTTTACTAGCATATACTTTACCAGTCCTTTTGTGTTTAATAATTTCTTTTGCTTCTGCTGGTATTTTAATTATATCACTCATTTTTGTCTCCGTCCTTGTCTATTGTATTTTTTATTATTTTGCAACTTTTTTTTCTTGTTAGGACTTTTACAATGTCTTCTAGGTCTTTTTCTAGGCTTATCTCTTTCAACAAAGTCTTTAAATTTTCTAGCCATTTTCCTGTGATCTATCTATCAAAGCATAGCTAACAGCTCCTGTAATTTGATTAGCAGTATCTGCTTGCACTTTTAAAACATCACTAGCTTCTAGATTTAAACTTGAACTAACCATGTTTGTAAAATTTTTATTTAGTTGAGCATGACTAATCTCTACATTTGACCCACCAGATTTTTGTAAAAAAGCATCAACATCCACATTTGATGCAGCCTGATGACTAGCTTGAAGAGCTTTTACAATAATAGTTGCATCTGATGGACACGTTAAAATAGTAGTCACATTAGTTGTAGTTAAATCAAATGTTTCGCTTTTGTATCTTATTGTCATTGCATAAAGTAATTAAATGAATCTTGTTCGTTTTTCAAGTCCTGTTGATAAGAAGTATTTAATTGGTTTTCAACGGTAGCTAATGCTTGGTTAATTTGTCTAAAACCTTCTGTTGTATATTCTTGAGGTGGTTCAGGTACGTATACGTTAATCTTAGCCATGTAATGCTGCTCCTCTCTCCGAAGAATCAAACCCACTTTTAGATGAAGTGCTTGGTGCACTTTGGTTTGCTCCGCCAGGTCTATCTCCTCTTCCTCTATCCCCTGTAGAAGGACCTTGATTATCTAATCTTTGTTGAATTTGTTGAATTTGATTTCTACGTTGATCTGATATTATTTGTTTTTGCATTCTTTTGTTTTGTAAATAGTTTGATATTAATCCTGATCTACCGACTAAAGCAGATATACCCATTAAAGGATTTATAGGAGTTCCTAACATAGTTGATCCCAAAGACTCTAATCCAATTTTTTCGCCAATTTTATTTAAAGCAATATTTTTAAGTACATTACCACCCACAGTTCTAAAATCTGGTAAAGTCATACCTTCATCTACTAAAGGAGCTATACCTGAAGTTTGTAATTGTTCACCTGGTACTAATAAATCGGGTTCCATTATCTTCTACCATCTGGGTTTACATCAGCTCTGAAAGTTCCAAATCTCCATGTTTCATCAACTGCTGTGTTTTGTATTTTTAAATTTGCCAATCTTCCTCTAGCTCTTGTATCAATTTTATCTGTCGTAGAGTTTATAGTAAAAGGTCCTAATTGTGAAGAAGTTCCAGAGTCAACAGGAAAATTTTTTAAAAATATTGTAACTATTGCGTTACCTTGTAGATTTTTAAAATCTGGTAAAAACCTACTTACCCTTAACATATTTTCACCGTCACCGTCTGTAGGCAGGTCAAAGTCTCCAGATTGAATGTAAGCAGGTATAGCTGTTTCCGTACCATCCAAAGCTATTTCATTATTGCCAATCTCGTGTGCATAATAAGTAGATGATCCAAAAGTGTTTGTTGCACCACTCAAATTTGCGATGGTTGGTGTAGCAGTAGAATCATATTCTGTTGCATAAGGTACATCATATGTGCTTGCATCTGCGTAAGAACTTCTAGCAAGTGTCATTGTAGACCAAGTATTTTCTACGTAATTATAAACTACAGTTCTGTTGTTTTGTACTGCAGGACTTCCCGAAGGTGTACCTGCTGGATAGAACCATACAATCTCATTAAATAAAGAATT